TGGTGTAGCCTAAACCCCTTCTCCAGAAGCTGCTCCGCAGTTTGCCCCGAACCTTGGTTCGGGCCATGACCGCGTCGTAGCCAATGGGGAAGGAATCCCCGGAAGGGGCCCGACACTCTCTGTCTTCGCACTTTCATGCAGACAGGGAGCGGCTGGGCCTCAACCGAGATGGCATCACCTCCCGAGGGAGTAACTCCCTCCCACCCCAATGCGTGAGCAATCACGCGTTGGGCCTTAGAGCGTCCCCATACCCGTGACGGTATGGGGCCGCCTGGTCCGCTCCGGTGTTGTTCCCAATTCTCTGGGACGGAGACAATAACGAGCTGAGACTCACGGTCAACGTAGGTCTGGAGAAGCTGTCCAACAGTCTTGCGACTGCTCATGACAGCACCAGGCCACTTACGACTGAGAATCTTAGCTCGTTTCCGGACGGCGGAAGCCACTTTGGCAGGAGAAATCTTGAACCGTTCACTTTGCGAGACCCCTAACAAAAGGGTGTACTCGGCCGAACGGCACAAGACTGCCTTCTCCCTAAGCTCGTCGGGTTTGACCCCAACAAGCATCGGGTAGAGGGACTCCTTCTGCCTAGGCAGACTTCCGTCGTGCCGGAGGCGAAGCGCGCGATAAGAGTGGGAGAAGAGGTCGCCAACATCACCATCGGCGAGATCTCTCCACGCTCCTGATCTCAACATAGTCCAAGGTCGGGCTAGCTGACCGTACTCGTCGGGACTCGAAGTCCCGAAAAGTGCAGTTTGCAAGCCCTTCCTTAACCATGAAGGGACCACGCGCTTCGCCCTTGTCTCCGTCCAAGGGGCCTTGGGCGGCAGGGAGAAACCACCAAACTCTCGGGGGACCATAGGTGCGAAGCCACGATTGCACGCCCAGGAAATTAATCCTGGGTGACAACGCAAGGCAACGCGCCGAACAACCCCCCAACAGTCTGGGTGTTTCTCCGCTACGGAACGCACAGCAGGTCCAATGACTGCCCACCACGGGACTTCGCGACCCTCCGGATCATGACCCGGAACGGAAACGACGCCCCTAAGTGGGAAGGCGCTGGACGGCCGTGCGAAACGTAGCCCGTGCGTGGCCTGCATACGTTTCACCTTGAAGCCGTAAGACGAACTTGATAGATTGAATGGGGCTGGGGAAGCGTCCGGTACACCTAAGTACCTGCGACACTCCCTAACCCGCTCTCTATCTCGCTCGTCAAGGAGGCCAG